ACACAACAGGCCGTTAACGCAGTTCAGGATTACAGCAACCAAGCTCAGAAGCAGATAGCAGGTGGATTCAATCAAGCCCAAGCTTTGAATGCTCCACAACATCTGGCGAGCTACGGGGCATTAGATGCTTATCAGAATAATCTGGGATTAGCCACTCCACAAGGAGGTTCGTTCCAATTAGCACAAGCTATGAATAACCAAGCAAACGGAGCCCCCCCCGGTACACCTCAGCAACAAAACATGGTGGCGGGATATCAAAACGGCTTGTTAAGCAACATACCTAGAGGACAATAACATGGCAGACGCTTCAGCATATTATAATGGTTCTCAGACAGGGGGAATTCTACAAGGTTTACAGGTTCCGGGAGCAGCCAGTGCAGTTGGAGGAGCCATATCTGGAGCACAGATGCCTGGATTAGCAGACGCTGTGGCTGGAGCTAGAGATACCTCAGGGAATATAGATTGGATGATGGTTCAACGTATGTTACACTTGCAACCTGACCAAATGAATCAATTGGTACAAAGTGGACAATTAAATTCTTTCAATTCTTCAAATACCAATGTTGGAACAGGAGCATCTGGCTTATCAGGACAAGGTGGATTAAGTTCATTCCAGAGTCCCACAGGTACCTCCGCAGCAGACTCCTCAGGTGGTGGAGGAATGGCCACCACAGGGTGGACACCTAATACTCTCTCAGCCGACCCCTCAAGAGCAGGCTCTCAACAAGGATCAGTGGGAGGCGGTTCCGGTGGTGGAGCAGGTGGAGGTGGTTCCGCTGGAAGCGGAGGACTTAATCTGTCGGGGGTTCAGGGAACACAAGGGGCTAATGGAGGCAACCCAGCATTCACTAATTCAACTACTCCTAATTCTTCTACTATTGGATATCAAGACCCAGGCAATGTAAACAATACAGGTACGGTGGGATATCAAGGACCGGGACAAGCAGGTGCACCAGGACAGTCAGGTGTTCTGCAAATGAACAACGCTGATCCCCAAGCAGCAATGTCTCAATATCAAAACTCACTGGGCAGTCAGCTATTAGGGCAGAACTCGGGTGGCCAATACCAGCAAAGCCCCGGATACCAGTATGCTATGGATCAAGGTATGCTCAATGCACAGCAACATGCCTCTGCCACAGGAACACTAGACAGTGGGGCTGCATTAAAGAGTATGCAACAAACAGCATCAGGATTAGCCCAGCAAGATTATGGTAACTGGTGGAACAGACAGAACACACTGTATACAAATTATCAGAATGGACTGCAAGGATTGGCAGGAGGACCTACAGGTTCAGCAGATGCCATGACAGCCGGAGCGAATGGTGCTCAAGCCAATCTACAAACAGGAAGCAACCTGGGTAGCCTGTTCGGTAATCAAGGCACCAGCGGCATGGGAGGCATTATAAACACAGGTGCTGCTCAATCAGGTAATATGATTAACGCAGGACAGCAACAAGCTAACGTGCAATCGTCTAACAATTCCACCTTATTAGCAGGTGCTACACTGTCGAATAATCAACAATTTGGTGGCACTAGACCTCAAGGAGTATTCTAATGGCAATTGATGTACAACCACCTAATTATTCTGGACTTGTTGCCTTAGCAGGAAAATCAGCTCCACTGAATTTACAGCCTACAGGAGCACTTGGATTACAAGCATTGCAGCAAGCACAGGCTAATGAGGCAGCACTGCGCCAGAGCGCTTTACAACAATCACAGTTGCAGCAACAAGGTCAGTTAGGATTGTTAACCAACCAAACGCAACAACAACAAAATGCACAGCAAGCACAATACCAACAAGGACTGCTGCAAAATTCAACTCAGCAGAATGCAGGTGCAGCAGCTCAAGCCGCCGCAACGCTACAACAAAATGCTCTTAAGAACCAAGGCACTCAATCACTAGAAACTGCAAAGTATCTGCAAACAGGACAGAATCAACAAGCCACCCAAGCTAATGCTCAACAAAAAAATATGTTAGATGCACACAAACAAGTCATGGACCAGTTGAATAAAGACAGTGAAAAGGTACTTAAAGAAAAAGGTGCACATGCTGCGTATACCATAATGGCTCTTAGGGACGCTAAGACTTCAGAGGCAGGAAATTTAATTCGTACAGAATCATTAAAGGAAGCAGTGACTAAAGGATATGTTTCTAAAGAAGATTCTGAGAGGTTGGCTAAAATGCCCTTGTCTCAATTTGGTCTTGCTGTAGGGTCAATGTTAATCTCTACGGGAACAGCAGCAGATAATAAAGCTCTTAATCCTCCAACAGCAGCACCAGGAACCACAACAGTGTTTGATCCCATAACAGGAAAACCAGTGTACACTTCTATTCCTACTACCAAAGCAGTTGATACACAAGCTCAGAAAGACGTTATGGCAGCTAAAGACAGTTCAAGAGAAATAACTAATTTATATAAAAACGTAGGTGAAGAGTCTTTTGGATATGGTGCTTTTAAGAATAATTTGACTTATGCACGAGAATTAGCTTCAACTGTGCCAGGCCTGGATTCCGTAGCACCTAGTGTAGAAAGCAAAGCAGCTCTAAAGAAATACAGTGATAATTTAGCCGCGTCAAACGGACTGGCTATGGACATAATTAAACAGAAATCCGGTGTTCAATATTCAGACTCACAATTAGCGTTTATGATGAATATAGTACCGGAAATTGGAGTGTTTGCATCTAGGACTGTGTTTGAGGGCAGAGTGGCTAATTTACAACGATATACAAATGCAGTGATAAGGGACAGAGAAGAGCTGTTAAAGAACCACTTGGTAATAGGAACGCCTGAATATGAAGCAGCAATGTCTAAAAAAACAGATGAGTTGCAAGCACATTTTTTTGATGATTCCCCAAAAGACAGTCCCGAATATAAACATTTAGCAGGGCTTAAAAACCCAGACGGAAGCCCAACGCTTACAGAACAAGACATTTTAGCCGCCATAGCAAAGGGGAAAAAATAATGAACGGATTGTTTAATCAACAACAATATCCTCAGGCTGGTCAACCAGCTCAGATGCCACAAGCCGGAGCACCCTCTCAGAGTCCTAATGCAGGACATCCTGCTCTATCTCCACAGGCCGGACAACCTTCACAGATGCCGCAATCTGGTGCACCTGCTCAAATGCCACAAGCAGGACAGCCCTCACAATATCCACAGGTTGGGCAACAAGATTTAAGCATGAACCAACCTCCTGTTTATGTAGGCGATCCTATAATAGACAAATACATCCACATGTTTATAGGATAATAATAATGTCAGCAGCAGACGACGCTTTAGCAGCATACAGACAGCAACAGGCAGCCCCTGTCCCTGATACAACAATCCCTCAGCCGCCCCCCATGGAGCCTTCTCCATTGTCTCCTCGTACAGCAGCAGACGACGCTCTAGCAGCATACAAACAGCAGGCTGCTTCCAAATACCTAGAAAATGATCCCACTGTTACTCATCAGCAAGGGTTCAATGACACAGTGATGCCCGGCTCTCAAAATAAACCCGACTTACAGGTGCCTTCATTTTTAAAAAGTCTTGATATATATAACACCGCAGTACACAGAGGTGTGACACGATTTACATTTGGAATAATGTCAAAACTTCCCTTAGGAAAAGAGTATCTAGATAATATTAAAAGAGGGGATGCCTCCATTGAGGCTCTAAATAACTATAATAAAGATAACTATACAGGACATGCTGCTCAATTAGGAGAATTATCTGGAGAGATGCTCGCCACTGCCCCCTTAGGAGGGCTGTTGGGAAAGACAATAGGAAAAGCAGTAAGCTTAGGTGAGGGAGAAGCTATGCTTCCTTCAGCCGCAGGAGTGCTCAGTAAAGTGCCTGTGGTTGGGAACGCATTGGCAGGAGCAGCCAATTCTGCACTGCCCAGTCTGTTACAAACTCCTGCTAAGTATGCCTTATCGGCAGCAGGAGGAATAGGCACTAATGCTGCAATAGAAAGCCAGCGCTATGATCCAAATCATCCAGGACAAATGATTAACCACGAAGCGGTTAACAATATGTTAAACAGTCCTGTGGCAATGGGTCTTTCAGCAGGACTTCCTATGTTTGGAGCAGCTGCGGGAACATATGCTAGAAACGTCAAGAAAGTGGGAGAAATGTCAGACCTTTTGGGACAGACTGCCATCCCTAGAAATACTATGCCAGACGGGGTTAAGAAGACGTTCTATCAATCAATATTTGGATTTCTGCCTGCACTATCAAGCTCAGGTGCTCAATTAACTGAACATAAAAACATAGGAGATACATTGTGGAGGTTCATTTCCAAGTTTGCTGATATGCCGGAAGCTCTTGATTTTACTGATATAAATGCAAAAGCAGGACAAGTTCTCCACGCTACACTTAAACAACTGAAACAAAATAACCAGGATTTATGGAACCAGCCTTGGAAAACAAACGTTGTAAAGGACACCTCTCAGGTGGTAAAAGATGCAAATGAGGCCATAGCTCTTATAGATAAGTTTAGCACCTCTATACCTCGTGCTGGGTCTTATAAGACATTAATAGAAAACCAATTAGAAAAAGTTGGAACAGAAAAAACAATTATGTCTTCCATATTAGACGCCTCTGGGAAGCCAATGGAACCCACAACTATTCCAATAACAAAACAGTTTACTGTGGAAAACGTTAAAAATATACAGTCTAATATAGGGTCTGCAATAAGTAAAATTAAATCGGAAGCAGGAAGCAATGAAATTACACAACAGCTTTCTGAGTTGCATGATAGAATGGGCACCCATATTCAGAACAGTTTATCTGAGGGGGAACAAGCAGCATTAGCAACAGCTAAACAACACAGTAGTATGTTATTCGATTTAAAAGATACTTCTCCTTTAGTTAAAGAGGCAATGGTGGATGAATATGCAGCTAGAAAGCTTCTTGAAAAACTAAGGTCCCCCAAAGAACCTATTGATAAACAAAAGATTTATGATCAAATAGGACAAGCAGGAAAAAATGCAGTGGTCGCTGAAAAACTTGCCGAACACTTTAGAGTAGCTAATGAATCTGGAGGACTTAATATAGATAGTTTTCTCACTGCGGTTAAGAAAGACCCAGAACTGGGTCATTTGATGGAAAATGAGGCTTTTAAACGTTTTCAGGGAATTAGTGACTATATGAAAAATGTAAGTGAGGGCAGTAAAGTGGGGTGGTGGAAGCCAGCTGCTGTTGCCACTGCTATTGGAATACCCGCTGCTTTATCTGGAGCGGGTCCTGTGGTAGGAGTTGCTGCGGTGGTTTCCTTAGGAGCTGCCACATTTATAGCTAATCATCCTGCGTTTAAAAATCTGTTCTTTGCAATTGGAAAAAAACTGCCAGAAAGCACTAAAAATTTAATACAAAAAAGCATAACAAACCATTTAAGCAGAGGGGGATTTCTCATTGGTACAGACGGTGGACTTAGAAATAAAAATGAAGGAGCTCAATAATGGCCAAAGCCGTACGATATTTTAACAAAGGTACAACAATGATGGACGGCTCAAACATTGCAGCTGGATATCATTTATTCCAATACCAAGCAACTACAACAACAAAAGCTAATACATACACAGACGCAGCTAAGGGAACTCCTAACGCCAATCCAATGACACTGAACAGTGCAGGACGATTAGACCAGGACGTTTATATCGACCAGTCCATGAAGTTCGTATTGGCAACTGTGGTGGCAAGCGACCCTCCTACGTCTTCTGTGTGGACAGTTGACAATGCTTTATCGTTAGAACAGTTATGGACCACGGTTACAAAGACGTCTGATTATCAAACTGTCGAAGCAGACAGAGATAAATTAATACGTGCCGACGCAACCTCTGGCACCTTAACAGTTACTTTACTGGCGGCGGCAACAGCGGGTGATGGGTTTAGGCTTGCTATTAAAAAGACAGATAGCAGTGTTAATACAGTTATAATAGATGGTAACGCCAGTGAAACAATTGATGGTAACACCACACTGACATTCTCTAATCAGAACGAAGTTGCTTCTATCATCTCTAATGGTACCTCGTGGAGTGTTATGAACAGCGCAGCTGCTCAGTCAACTACGTTTGCAGCCGAAAATACTTCAAACAACATTATATCAAATGTCACCACTATGCAGCACACAACATCAGGAACTCCGGCAGCAGGTATTGGAACAGGAGTGCTATTCAACAGTGAAAGTGCCGACGAATCACCCAGTAACTTTGGAGTGCTGGCATTCGTAGCAGATGACGTCACAGCTGGCTCCGAAGATACATACTTTTTAATACAGAACAGAGTCGCTGGTGCAGCACTGGGCAACGCCTATAAGTTCAAACGAACCGGTGTGGGTAACATACTGTTCACAACCGCAGCAACAGCAGAACGAACACTTACATTAGCAGATGCTGATTTAGCATTCACCTACAGCGGAGGCAAAGCTACATTTGCAGGAACATTAACTGGTGATCATGTATATACATTACCTGATGCTGACATGACATTCCTACAAGCTTCTACCCAGGCTCAGATGGAAACAGCAACTGATCTGACGTCTTCTGTGACACCTGGCAGAATGAAGAACAGTCCAGGTGTGGCTAAGATGTGGGCATGTGTGTCTGTATCCGGTGGCACCCCGTCGCTAGACGGCAGCTACAACGTGGCGAGCATCACCGACACATCAGCAGGGAACGTCACGGTAACATTCACCACTGCTTTCTCTTCTGCTATATACTGTGCAATTGCAAGTGCTGTGAATGCAGGAGCAGCCGACACATATGCAACAGTTAAGACTGGACAAGCAGTTGGCAGTTTGATTGTTAGAACATCAACAGGATCAACGGGAGCAGACACAGATAATGTCAATCTCGTGGTTGCAGCATTCGGAGACTTTGCATAATGACACAAATATTATTAAAAGGACGTGATGGCTCGGTAGCTATTATGACGCTAACCGAAGGAGCAGACAAAGAATTTGCCATTAAGAATTTTAAAGACAGCCATCCTGACATGTATATTGATCATTTTGAATTCGATGGTCAACTACCCCATCGAGAGTTTCGAGACGCTTGGACACACAGCGGAAATAGCATTAAGGTTGATCCTGTTAAAGCACAAGCGATACATCTGGGCAGAATACGTTCTAAACGAGATGCTGCTTTGCAACAGTTAGACATCGAACAATTGCGTTATATGTCAGATTCTGCTAAACTGAAAGAGTTAGAAGATAAGAAACATATGCTCAGGGAACTCCCTGATCATATCACCACTTTGGAGTGGCCGGAAATTTTGGAGAAGAAATAATGAGCTTAGTGGGAATATTAATACTTATATTAATTTTAATACTATTGGGAGTGCTTTAAAATGAGAGGAGATAAGAAATGATATTATTAATAGTTGCAATTGCAGTTATAGTTGGAGGGTTGTTTTACCTTCTTAAGAAAAAGGGATTGTCCTTAACTCAAGCTGAACAACAGATTGTGTCTGGGATAGTTAGTAAAGAACAGGCGGCATTGAATTTATTTACTGTAGGAAAAGAAGACGTGCTAGCTGAATATAACCGTCTGAAATTACGAGTGAAGAATGCAATTGGATTACAAGCTAAATTACCGATGCCCAATGCAGCACCTGCCATAGTATCGCCCGCTGTTCCTATTCCTATGTCAGCTCCCGTTCCGGTGGCTGCGCCCCAACTTGTTGAGGATACTCCTCTTCCTGTTCCCATTTTGCCTCCCATCGTTTAAACCAAATATAAAACCCCGTTAAGGGGTTTTTTTATACTACCTGCCACTACCATACTACCCACTAGTCGATCGTGTCACCACGGGCTTCTGAGGAGGTCGTTTTCCTGCAAAACACAGTTAAAATACAATGAGGTTCCTCTACAGAGGTTTTCATACTCCATTGCACCAATTCTCCTCCCTCTATTGCTTTAAAGCTATCTGCTAATGCTTTCATATAAGTTCCAAATGTTTCTGCTGTCATGTCTCTTGGCATTCTAGCCGTCTTTGTATATGTTATTAATTTCATTTTATGCTCCCAACCATAGATAATGTATTTCTAATCAGATTAATACCTCGTTGGAATAAACCCGGTTTATTCTCAAACGTTTTCTCTTCCGCAGGAAGAACAGCAGGAACAATTGGCTCTGCGGAATTAGTGTGAGGTATGTATTGCCAGACATTAATAGACGCTCCTTTGGTATACATTGGATATCCTGAGCTACTCACAGGGAACAACAGTGCTCTGCCGTTCTCACCATACTTTCCATATGCCAGTAAATTAGCTTCCTTAATACGTCTTCCAATAATCTCTGGAGGTTTTCTAAACATTAGCAGAGCATTATATAATTCTTTCGGTGAGGCATCTTGGTTCACTAGTTTAATGATGGTTGCTTTTGGCACCCAGCCAACACCTACATTATAACACCAGCTCACCAGAGCATCAAATTGATATTGGTCTATTGGTCTGGCTAGTGCTTTGTTGATGGCATCCTCATATTTAACAATGCTGCGACTGAATAGATCAAATGCCTCTTGTATAGTGATCGTCTTGGACAGTGGCCATGCAGATAAATCCGCAATCTCTGACCTGGTTGCTCCAATGCCTATTGTCCAGACACCAACAGAGTCTTTATATTTAGATAGTGCTATTCCTTCGTGACCAACGATCTCAACCTTACCCTCGTTGCTAGTCCTCATCATTCAGTCTCCTAGTGATTCTTTAATTGCTTCTATTTCTATTCTAATTATCTTCAACTCACTATTAATATCAAACAAGCAGTTAATAATATTAGAAAGGTCCTCTTGATCTTCTCTCTTAGACTGCCACTTCTGTAACATCTTTGCTTGTTCTTCTCTTTGCTTATCATAGTGTGCCATGTTATTCTCCTTCATTACATTATCAAATACTTTGGACCATCCAGGATACAAGGCCCTACCTAATGCTCCTCGTTTTATATTAGCCATACCGCCTCCGCAAATAATTTAATGATACAAACATAGGGTCTGCTTGTCCCTCGTGTACATCGTGTAAAACCACAACACCGCGCCAATGAGCATTACCTTGATACCCTTTGTATTCTTCATCATGCTGGTAGAACGCCCCTGCTACGATTCCAATTGTCTGTTTACCCAGCGGTGTGAAGTAAGTTGCATGGTCCAGCGTCTGCTTGTGACCCACACAGAAGCTGTGCTGCACCTTACCTAGTTGGTTCAATGCCGTACCACTGTAAGGTTTACCAGTCATTGGATTGGACAGATAATGTACATACATTATTCCGTCTATGACCACAGGGTTTAAATAGTCGTGCACTTCCCAGTCCTGATAGGGCAGATCATCATAGGATAACATTCCCTCCAGTTCTGCCTGAGCTTCCACAGCTCGTTCTATTCGTTGCTCATGGTTCCCTAATGTCAACACAAGACGTGGCTTGTACTGTGTATGCTTTAACTTTCTCATGTGTGCGTTATGTTTGCGCAGAGGTCCTAAAAGAATGTCCATAGCAACCTTAGCTGCCTCGATATCTTTCTTGTACCGTCTGCCTTCGAATGATTTCTTACCCTTGTCATATGAGCTCAGACTGGGCATGTCTGCGAAGTCGCCTATACATATCACAACATCAGGGCGCTTGTCTACTATGAATTTACCTAGCCAATCAAGATGGTCCAATGGGACACCCTCTTTGGCCTGAACATCGGCTATAAATAAATGTTTAGTCATGCGTAATCTCCGGCTACCCAATCATACTCGTCCAATATCTCTTCTGCC